AGCGGCGGACGCAGCCACGAGACGCGTTTCAAAAAAGGCGAGCGGTGTGGCGCGGCCAGCAAGAACTGGGTACCGGTGGGTGGCTACCGCATTAACGGCGAGGGCATTCTGGATCGCAAGATCACCGATCTGGGGAAGGGCCCGCGCGATTGGGAGCCGGTGGCGCGCCTAGTCTGGAAGGAGGCCAACGGGCCTGTCCCGGACAAACACATCATCGTTTTCAAGCCCGGGCGCAAAACCACGGTGCTGGAGCGCATCACACCCGACGCCGTGGAGGCCATCACGCGCGCAGAAAACGCCCGGCGCAACCACCCTAGAAACAAGTCCCCTGAGCTGGCTCGTCTGTACCAGCTCAAGGGTGCGATCACCCGTCAAGTCAACCGTATTAACAAAGAAGCCGAAAGCACAACCCCATGAACACGCCCCACATCAACACACTGCGCCAGCACCTGCTCGATACCCTGGCCGACCTGCGCAACCGCGAGAACCCCATGGAGCCGGACCGGGCGCGGGCCGTGGCCCTGGTGGCATCCGTTCTGGTGGACTCCGCCAAGGTCGAGGTGGAGTACATCAAGGTGACGGGCGCGGACCGCAGCGGCTTCCTGGAGGAATCGGCTGACCCCCTCGCCCGTATCAGTGGGCCCTCTGCACACAACCCGTTCCCTACGTCGGTGCGCCACCAGCTTGTGGGCTGACCCAGGGCCTTGACCTGTGATGTCCCAACCACAAACCCCAAACCCGTTGCTCCCGTTCAACGGCGACAACATCCCCGACACGCTCAAAGCCAACGCCCGATGGGCACCGTGGCGGGCCGTCTGGAACGAAAAGCGCCAGAAGTTCGACAAAATACCGGCCCATGCCAAGGCTCCGTTCTACGGTATCAGCACGGCCAAGCCTGAGCGCTGGTACAGCTACGAGCAAGCGCTCAAGGCCTACCAGGACAACCCCACCCTGTTTGCCGGCCTGGGCTATGTGATGACCGGCCAGCACGACGTGGTGGGCATTGACCTGGACCGGTGCGTGGCGGACAACACCATTTTGCCGTGGGCACAGGACGTGATTGACCGGCTGGCCAGCTACACCGAACTGTCACCCAGCGGCAACGGCCTGCGCACCTTCATCGGGGGCGGGATTCCCAACGACTGGACCAACCACGAGGTGGGCATCGAGGTGTATGGCGGCCACGAGTTCCGTTTCCTGACTGTCACCGGGCAGCGGCTCAAGGTCAGCCCCCTCGAGGTGCTGCGCCCTGAGCAAGCGACCCTGTTGGCCCTCAGCGACCGGTATGCCAAGACCAAGACGACGGCCACCATCATTAGCCTGGAGCTGCCCGACATACTGGACGAGCTGGTGCTGCCCAATTTGGACAGCCTGCCATTGCCCACCAGCGTGGTGTCGTTCCTGACCACGGGCGACCACGGCGGCGACCGTTCGCGTGCGTTGTTCGCGGCCAGCGTAGCGCTTTACAGTGCCGGCCTGTCTGACGACGAGGTGTTCAGCCTGCTGGCTTTGAATCTGTGGGCATTCGAGGTGGCGCTGGACCATCGGCGCCAGGACAGTGACCGGGCTTTGATGTACCTGTGGGTGGAGCACTGCCAAAAGGGCAAAGCCAAGTCCACACCGGTGGCCACACTGGCTGACTTCGAGAATCTGGCACCAAATACGACGCCAGCCCCCGTAGAGATTGCGCAAGCAGCTACGGAAAACATAGCGGACGATTTTGATGTGATCGAGGATGGTGATCATATTGAGGCGGATGACCTCCACAAAACGGAGCCCATCACACCCCCCAAGCCCAAGACCCGGCGGCGGTTTGAGGTTATCCCCGTTGCCGAGTTTGCGAAGGGCGCGGCCCCCACTTGGATCGTCAAGGGTGTGCTGCCGCGTGCGGAGTTGATCGTGCTGTACGGGGCGTCCATGTCGGGCAAGTCGTTTATTGCACTGGACCTAGCTGGCGCCGTTGCGCGCGGTATGCCGTGGCGCGGACGGCGGGTCAAGCAGGGCCGGGTGGTGTACGTGGCGGCGGAGGGTGCGGGCGGGTTTCGCACCCGGCTCAACGCCTACGCCCTTGCCAACAATCTGGATCTGGACAGCCTGGACTTGGGTGTGGTCAAGGCGGCGCCAAACCTGATGGTCAAGGACGATGCACTGGAGCTGAGCAAAGAGATCCTCATGGGTGGGCCTGTGAGCTTGGTGATATTCGACACCTTCGCCCAGGTGATGCCTGGTGCCAATGAGAACGCGGGCGAGGACGTGGGCAAGGCCTTGCAGCACTGCAAGGGCGTACACAAGGCCACGGGCGCCACGGTGGTGTTGGTGCACCACTCGGGCAAAGACAGTGCCAAGGGGGCGAGGGGCTGGTCTGGGTTGCAGGCCGCTGCCGACGCCGAGCTGGAGGTCTCAAGCACCCCAAGCGGTCGCCTGCTCAGATCCACCAAACAAAAAGACGGCGAGGCGGGGCTGGAATGGGGCTTCACCTTGGGTGTGGTGCCTGTTGGCGTTGATGAAGACGGCGATGTGCTGACGAGCTGCGTGGTGCAAGAGGCGGCGGTGCCTGTGGCCTCGAAGGGTGGGGCTGGCGCCAATAAGAACAGCGGCGTGTGGGCGGCCCGGGTGCTGGAAGTGCTGGGCGAGTTGACGCTGGTCCAGACCACGGGCATCGAGAAAAAGGCGGCGCTGGACGAGGTGGTTCGCCGGTCGCCGGGAGCCGCCAACGAGAGCAATCGGCGGGCTGCGCGGCGTGCTTTGGATGCTGTTTTGTCCGACGACGAGGGCGAATACATCCTTGAAGACGGGTGCATATCTTTGTATGCGTAATTTATTGCGTGCAACTTTTTACCCGGACAACCGGACAAGCAGCTATCTGTCCGGTTGTCCGTCCGGTTGGTGCAGTCTCCCAAACCGGACGGACAAGGACAAGTGTCTAGGAGACTTGTCCTGTCTGTCCGGTAGAGACGGGGATTGTCCTGCTGGTTCTTGTAATTTATTGCGTGTTCGAGTTTGTCTAGGTGAACGCGCAAGTTTTTACAAAGAGGTGAATTCAGTAGCAACGCAGTGCCGCGCCCTGCACAACCGCCTTTATCTTGCGGGTGAGAAGAGAGCCTTCTGCAAATTGCTCGCGGTTGACTATCACCAAAGTGTCGGCGCCCATTTCTGCGGCTTTATCCCGCGCAAGGTTGCGAGCCTCGGCGTCGCTGTCGGTCCACTCGTCGAAAGGTGCGGTTACAGATACCGGCCCAAGGTTTTTGCAGTTTGCGAGCAAGGTGCTCATTTGATTGTGGACTTGAATCTTGGCCGCTCGTTCGCTCATGTGCGTGGCGCATGCCGACAAAAGCGCGGTGGTGGTAAGCAAGGTAATCGTGACAGCTCGCATTTTCAGCCCTTTGAATTTTCTGTTGAAGGAATCCGATTATGAACACCAGAACCGTCGCGGTGAATGACATCGGTCGCCGGGTGGGTGACAGCCACCACAACGCCAAGCTGACTGACACCGATGTCGAGCTGCTGCTGGCCTTGCATGGCGAGGGGTGGGGCTATCGCAGACTGGCCGCGAAGTTCGAGGTGAGCAAGAGCCTGGTGCGTTACATCGTCAAAGGCCGGTGGCGCGGCCAGGTGGCGACCGACTGGCGCAGGGTGCACGTAAGGGCTTGAGGGGGTTGCACAGTGCGGGCATGGTTCGCTACTCCCCTGAAATTGCCGATGAAATCTGTCAACGCCTGAGTGATGGTGAATCGCTGCGCGGAATTTGCGGCGACCTACACATGCCAAGCGAGTCAGCCGTGCGCTTTTGGGTACTGGATGACGTTAACGGGTTCGCTGCGCAGTATGCCCGCGCGAGAGAAGTGGGCTATCTGCGGCTCGCGGAGGAAATACTCCAAATTGCCGACACCCCCGTCACCGGCACTAAAAGCGTCAGCAAGGCCACTGGGATGGAGATCACAGAGGGCGACATGATCGAGCACCGGCGCCTGCAGGTGGACACGCGCAAGTGGATGCTGGCCAAGATGCTGCCCAAGGTGTACGGCGATAAGCAACAGGTGGAGCACAGCGGGGCGGTGGACATTGCCACGATCCTCGAATCCGGGCGTAAGCGCAGTGGCATCGCAAGTTAACCTCGATGCCGAGCTGGCCCGGGACATCGCCCGGTTCTACGACGACCCGCTTGGGTTCGTCATGTATATTTTTCCGTGGGATACCGACACCAAGCTGCAACTTGTGAAGCTGGCCAGCCCCTACGATTTGCTCTATGGCTGCGAGTACGGCCCGGACCTGTGGGCCTGCGACTTCCTGAGCGAGCTGGGCGAACAGGTCAAGCTGCGCGGCTTTGATGGTGTCCATGCGGTGGACCCCATCCAGTTCGCCATCAGCTCGGGCCACGGCATTGGCAAGTCGGCCATGGCTGCGTGGCTGGTGCTGTGGGTGATGTCCACCCGGCCGTTCAGCAAGGGCGTGGTGACGGCCAACACGGCGGAACAGCTCTCCAGCAAGACGTGGGCGGGCGTGGCCTCGTGGTTGTCCAAGGCCGTGAACCAGCACTGGTTCGCCATCACCACCGGCAAGGGGGCTATGCGCCTCGTGCACAAGCAATATCCCGATAGTTGGAGGGTAGACGCCCAAACCAGCCGCGAGGAGAACAGCGAGTCGTTTGCGGGCTTGCACGCGGCCAATTCCACGCCGTGGTATCTGTTCGATGAGGCCAGTGCCATACCCAGCAAAATATGGGAAGTGGCTGAAGGCGGCAAGACGGACGGCTCCCCCATGCACTTTGTCTTTGGCAACCCAACCCGCAACACGGGCGCGTTCGCCGAATGCTTTGGCAAAAGCCGCCACCGCTGGATCACCAAGCAGATCGACAGCCGCAAGGTGGCTATCACCAACAAAAAAATGCTCAACGATTGGGTCAGCGACTACGGCGAGGACAGTGACTTTGTGAAGGTCCGGGTGCGTGGTGTGTTCCCCAATGCGTCCAGCCTGCAGTTCATCCCGCGCGAGCTGGTGGACCAGGCCATGAACCGCAAACCCACGGCCGAGCGCTTCATTGGCCGCACGGCTGCCGTGGGCGTGGACGTGGCGCGCTTTGGCGATGACCAGTCTGTCATACGCACCCGCGTAGGCCGTGACGGCGTGGGCATTCCGGTCAAGCGGTACCGCGAGCTCGACACCATGCAACTGGCCAGCAAGGTGGCAGAGCATGTCGATTACATCAAGTCCATGGGCATGACAGCAGTGGTGTTCGTTGATGGCGGCGGCGTGGGTGGCGGTGTGGTGGACCGGCTGCGCCAGCTCAACCATGATGTGGTGGAAGTGCAGTTCGGCGGCAAGGCGGACGATGCCAAGAAGTACCTAAACAAGCGCGCGGAAATGTGGGCGCGGGCCAAGGAATGGCTGGCTATTGGCTGCCTGACCAAAGACGAGGCCATGACCACGGACCTGACCAGCGTCGAGTACCAGTACACGGCGGCGGACCAGATCCAGCTCGAAAGCAAAGAGCACATGAAGGCGCGCGGGCTGGCCAGCCCCGACGATGGCGACGCGCTGGCGCTGACCTTTGCCTACCCGGTGCCTGAGTACCAACTTCCAAAGGAAGAGAGCAGTGGTGCACGTAACGGGGCGCGGGGCTGGCACGATCCTTACGAATCATTAAACCAAGGCTAAATCATGTGTGATCCAATCAGCGCTGCTGTTGCTATTTTTGGAGCAGCCACGATAAATCAAGCATCTGAGCAGCGCAAAGCCGCCAGCATGCAAGCCGATGCCAACGAGAAGGCGACGGCCGCCGCCACCAAACAGGCCGACCAGGCTGACCAGGCTAACAACAGAGCCAACGGCAGGCAGCCGGACGTCATGGGCCTGGATGCGGCCAACGCGGCCGGGGCCAAGGGCGGCGTCAGCGGCACCATGCTGACCGGGCCGCAAGGTGTGGACCCCAAGACCTTGCTGTTGGGCAAGACCACGCTGCTGGGCGGTTAAGCGATGGCTGACCAGGCTCCCCGCGACCGGCTCTATACCCGGTGGGCCACGCTCAAGTCCGAGCGTTCGACCTGGTGGAGCCATTGGTCTGAGATCAGCGACTTTGTGCTGCCCCGTTCGGGCCGGTTCTTTTTGCAGGACCGCAACCGGGGCCAAAAGCGCCACAACAACATTTACGACAACACCGGCACCAAGTCGCTGCGCGTGCTGGCAGCCGGGATGATGGCGGGCATGACCAGCCCCGCGCGGCCCTGGTTCCGGCTGGCCACGCCTGACGCGGGCCTGAACAAGTCACCCGCTGTAAAGTTGTGGCTCTCGCAAGTCACCCGCTTGATGCTGGACATCTTTGCCAAGTCCAACACCTACCGCGCGCTGCACTCGATGTACGAAGAGCTGGGTGCGTTCGGCACGGCGGCCAGCATCGTGATGCCGGACTACCAGAACGTCATCCACATGTACCCGCTGACCACGGGCGAGTTTTGTATTGCCCAGAACTGGAAGGGCGAGGTGGTCACCCTGTACCGCGAATTCCAAAAGACCGTGGGCGAGATGGTCACCGAATTCGGGCGTGACAAATGCAGCACCAACGTGCAAAACCTGTGGGACCGGGGCAGTCTGGACCAGTGGATCACCATCGTGCACGCCATCGAGCCCCGTGCGGACCGCGATAGCACCAAGCGCGACAGTCTGAACATGCCGTGGAAGTCGGTTTACTTCGAGCTCAATGGCGCGAAAGACAAGTTCCTGAGCGAATCAGGTTTCAAGAATTTCCCCGCAATCGCTGCGCGTTGGGCCACGTCGGGTGGCGACATCTACGGCAACAGCCCGGGCATGGACGCGCTGGGCGACATCAAGCAATTGCAGCACGAGCAGATGCGCAAGGCCCAGGGCATTGACTACATGACCAAGCCCCCGCTGCAGGTGCCTGTCAGCATGAAGGGCCGCGATGTGGACACCCTGCCGGGTGGCATTACCTTTGTGGACCAGGCAGGGCCTGCTGGCGGCATTCGTACCGCGTTCGATACCCGGCTGGACTTGAACCACTTGCTGGGTGACATTCAGGACGTGCGCGAGCGCATCCGGGGCGCGTTCAGCGCGGATCTGTTCTTGATGCTGGCCAACAGCACCAACAGCGCCATGACCGCCACCGAGGTGGCCGAACGCCACGAGGAAAAGATGCTCATGCTGGGACCCGTGGTGGAGCGTTTGCACTCCGAGATGCTGGACCCGTTGATCGAAACCACGTTCGAGCATATGCTGGCTGCTGGCATCGTGCCACCCCCACCCCCTGAGCTGCACGGCATGGACCTGAACGTCACCTACGTGTCGATGCTGGCCCAGGCCCAGCGCGCCATTGCCACCAACGGCATAGACCGGTTCGTGGGCAACCTCGGACAGGTGGCCTCGTTCAAGCCCGACGTGCTGGACAAGTTTGACAGCGACACCTGGGCCGACAAGTACAGCGACATGCTGGGCGTGGACCCCGAGTTCGTGGTGCCGTCCGATAAGGTAGCGCTCATCCGCAACGCCCGCGCGCAGGCCCAGGCCAAAGCGCAACAAATGGCCCAGGCGGAACAAGCCGCAAGCGCTGCGCAAAAGTTGGGCACGGTGCAAACCTCCAGCGGCAACGCGGGCAACGATGTGATGCAGGCGTTTTCTGGCTACACCTAAGGACACGCAATGGTCAACATGAATATCAAGTCCGACGACTCTGCAACTGTCGGCCCTGGCGATTACAACGCCAGCCCCACCATCTATCTGAGCGATGACCAGTGCGAGGCGCTGGGCATTACCACGGCGCCAGCCCCTGGCACGGTCTACATGCTCAAGGTGCGGGCTGTGGCCACGCGGGTGACGGCCGAAGCCGAAAAGACCGACGAGGCGAAGACCGAGGGCAACGCGCCCGACATCAGCCTGACGCTGCAGCTCACTGATATGGAAATTGTCAACGGGGGCGGCAAGGACACGGCCTCGATGCTGTACGGCGACTAGGTGGTGCACGTAAGACCTGCGCGCGAAATTAATCTGCACCCATGAGCAACTACGACCCCCTCGATACCGAAGCCCAGGACAAGGCCCGCAAAGACCGCACCACGCGGGACAAGCTGGCTGACCAGAGCGAGGTGGAGGATGTCAAGTGGCTGATGGGAAGCAAGCGCGGACGGCGGATTTTGTGGCGTGTGCTGGAACGGGCGGGGGTGTACCGCCTCTCGTTCAACACCAACAGCATGACCATGGCCTTCGCCGAAGGCGCACGTAACGAGGGTTTGCGGATGCTGGCATTGATCCACTCCGCATGCCCTGACCTTTACCCGGCCATGATGAAAGAAGCCAACGAATGAAGTTTCTACACTATCGGTTACAGAACGCAGAGCCTGCCGCATCCGGTGGTGGCTCCGCAACACTTATGACTGACGGCGCACAAACCACGCCAGCCGCCAGTTCAAGCGCGTCAACCAGCACCCCGGCCGCCACAACGCCGGAAGTGAAGGTTGATGCAACCCAGCAGGCCTCTACCGACAAGACCACGGACACCCCCGAAGTCAAGACGGACGAGACCGCTGCAGCACCTGAGAAGGTGGTGCCCGAGAAATACGAGTTCGTGGAGCCCGAAGGGGTCAACATGGACAAGGAAGTTCTGGGTGAGTTTGAAGGCCTTGCCAAAGAACTCAAGCTGTCCCAAGAGGAGGCGCAGAAGGTGTCCGACATCGGCGTGAAGCTCGCGCAGAAGTGGGAAGCCAAGCAGGCCGATGTAATCCAGCAGGCTGCGGCCGAATGGGCGGCATCGGCAACGGACGACAAGGAATACGGGGGAGACAAGCTTACCGACAGCCTGACGACCGCGAAGAAAGCGCTTGACGCTTTCGGCACACCTGAACTGCGCACCCTGTTGAACGATTCCCGCCTAGGCAACCACCCGGAAGTGATCCGGTTCATGGTCCGGGCAGGCAAGGCAATCAGTGAGGACCGCATGGTCACGGGCGGCGCGGGGCCAGCAACGGCATCGCAAAGCACGGCCAAGGCTCTCTACCCCAATCAGTCATAAAGGAAAAATATCATGGCAACACTATCCGCCGGCGCCCTCACTCTTGCAGACTGGGCCAAACGACTCGACCCGGACGGCCAAGTGCCCAAGGTCGCCGAACTGCTCTCCCAGACCAATGAGATTCTGGAAGACGCGGTATTCATGGAAGGCAACTTGCCCACCGGCCACCGTCTGACGATCCGCACCGGCTTGCCCCAAGTTTTCTACCGCATGATCAACCAGGGTGTGCCGACTTCCAAGTCCACCACGGCCCAGATTGACGAGGCATGTGGCATCCTGGAAGCGCGCAGCCACATCGACGTGGAACTGGCCAAGCTCAATGGCAACACGGCCGCGTTCCGTTTGTCTGAAGACCAGGCGTTCATCGAAGCCATGAACCAAACCATGGCCGGCGCAATGTTCTACGGCAACCCAGCAACTGACCCCCGCCAGTTCTTGGGTCTGCAGACCCGTTACAGCTCGCTGGGCGCGGGCAACGGCCAGAACATTCTGGACGCTGGCGGTACCGGCTCGAACAACGCGTCCATTTATCTGGCCGTGTGGGGTGAAAACACCGTGTTCTGCCCGTTCCCGAAGGGCACCAAGGCCGGTTTGATGCACCAGGATCTGGGTGAAGAGTCTGTTCCTGACGCGAACAACAACTTCTTCCAGGCCATGCGTGCGCTGTACCAGTGGAAAAACGGCGTGGCCGTCAAAGACTGGCGCTACATCGTGCGTATTGCCAACATCAACGTCACCGACTTGATTGGCCAGTCCGCCACCCAGTCCGCCACCGCTGCCACGCAGATCATCAACTTGATGTCTCGCGCCATGGACCGCGTGCCCAATCTGTCGATGGGGCGCCCTTGCTTCTACGCCAACCGCACCGTGTACTCGATGCTGCGCGTGGCGGCATTGAACAAGTCCAACGCGGCACTGAGCATCGAGCAAGCGCTCACGCAGTTCGGCACGCCGTACAGCCTGACCCGCTTCTTGGGTGTTCCCCTGCGCAAGGTGGACCAGCTTTTGAACACCGAAAGCCGCGTGGTTTAACGGAATAGGGGGCTTAGGCCCCTTATCCGCGCCCTCTTAACTTCAAGGAAATATCATGATCCTCGACAACTTTGCATTTCTCTCCGGGGCGGTCTCCGCTGCCGGTGTCCTTACCGGTCAGTTGCTCGTCGCCAACAGCACGCTGAGCACCAACACCATGGACTTGGGCCCGCTTTCTATCGGCGGCAACCAGGCGGGTAACATAGGCGCCGGTGAACCGCTGAACATCAGCATCAGCGTGCTGGTGGCCCCAACTGCGGTGACTGCGGTGCAGTTCCAGTTGGTTCAGGCCGATGACGCGGCGCTGACCAGCAACGTGCAGGTAATCAACCAGACCGACGCTTTCCCGATAGCTACGCTGGTGCCCGGCACGTTGGTGCCCTTGCGCTATGACCGCGCCGCGCCTTACACGCCCAAGCGCTATGTGGGTGTGCGCTATGTGGCTTCTGGCGGCACCACGCTGGCCTCGATGTCGGTCGTTGCTGCTGTCGTGAAGAGCGTGCAAGACTTGCGGAACATAACCTACAAGTCTGGTTTCGCAGTCAGCTAATCGAATGGGCCCGCCACGCCTCGCCACGATGCGCACCCTGGCGGGTCTCTTCAAAGCCCTATTCAACAACCTCTTCCCCGACCACTGAAAGAAGACCATGCCCAAATACCGCGTTAAAGAGTTGTCCCTCGTTGGCAACGAACTGTTCCAGGCTGGCGCCGAAATCGAATACAACGGCCTGCCCGCCGAGAACCTCGAACCCCTTTGCGACGAAGGCCGTGCCAAGTACCAGGAATACCTGGACAGCAACGCCGCGCGCGTCAAGAAAATGGTTTCTGAGAACCAAGCCAGTGGTGTGGGTGACCCCGCTGCCTTCGCGGTCGCGCTGGCCAAGAACCAAGCCGAACAGGCCACGGTGATCGGCACGGCGGTGGCCGAAGCCGTGGCGGCAGCCTTCGCCCGTCTGCTCCCCGAGGGCATCCCAGCTGCGGCGACCAAGGCCGGCAAGACCGACAAGGCCAGCCTGGTCTAAGCCCCCGGGCTCGTTGTGCGTGAGAAGGGGCCTTGGTGCCCCTTTTCTTTTTAGGAGAACCCAAATTGGCATCCGTTGTTGATATTTGCAATCAGGCTTTGAGCCACTTGGGCGACAGCGCCACCGTGGCCAGCATCGACCCGCCCGAAGGCAGCGCCCAGGCGGAACATTGCGCCCGGTTCTATTCCGCCGCGCTGGGCACCTTGCTGGAAATGCATCCGTGGGCCTTTGCCACCCGGCGCACCACGCTGGCCGCCGTGGCCAACCCGTCCAGCACGTGGGCTTACGCCTACGCCCTGCCCAGCAACGCCGTCAATCTGATTTCTATCCTGGCGCCCGACGCGTCGGACGATTACAGCGCGTCCCCCAAGACCAGCGTCTACGACAACACGGTCGGCGGTGCGTACACCCCGCAAGAATTCAGCCCCGAGACCGACGACGCGGGCAACGACATCATCCTGACCAACCAGGCCAATGCCGTGCTGCGCTACACCGTGTTGGTCAGCGATGCGTCAAAATTCACCCCGCTGTTCGCCGAGGCCCTGACCTGGTTGCTGGCGTCCAAGCTGGCGGGGCCCGTGCTCAAGGGCGAGGCGGGCATGCAGGCCGCCCAGGCCTGCACCAAAACCTTTGTGTATTGGCTAGGCAAGGCCAGCGATTCGGACGCGTCCCAACGCCGCGCTGCGCCACGCCAGCAAGTTGGCTGGATGAATGCACGATGAGCGGCTTGCGCAAACTCACGATGTCCTTTGCCGGTGGCGAGGTGACCCCCGAATTCTGGGGCCAGATAGGTGACGCCAAATTCCAGACGGGGCTGGCCACTTGCCGCAACATGCTGGTGCTGCCCCACGGCCCGGTGGCGAACCGTGCAGGCTTTGCCTACGTGAACACGGTCAAGACCCCGGCCAAAAAAACCCGCGTGCTGCCCTTCACCCACAGCACCACGCAAACCATGGTGCTGGAATTCGGGGACTCTTCGATCCGGTTTCACACCCAGGGTGCCACCTTGCTCAACGGGGCCAGTCCCTACGAGGTGGCCACGCCCTACCTGGAGGCGGATCTGTTCGACCTGCATTTTGTGCAGTCAGCGGACGTTCTCACTATCTGCCACCCCAACTATGCGCCGCGCGAGCTCAAACGGCTGGGTGCACTGAACTGGACGTTGACGACCATCGGCTTTGTGTCCAGCCTGGGCACCCCTGGCGCGACCACTGTCACCCCAACGGGTGCGGGCTCTACGGTTTACAACTACGTGGTCACCAGCGTGGGCGGCACCGGGCTCGAGGAGTCAGCCGCGTCCGCTGCGGGCAGCGGCACCGGCAACGTGCTGGTCACCGGCCAGTTCATGACGGTTGCGTGGGCCAGCACGGGCGCGGCCCGGTACAACGTCTACAAGCAAAGCAACGGCCTGTATGGCTATATCGGGCAAACCGACGGGCTGACATTCAAGGACGACAACATCACGGCCAATCTGGGCAAGACGCCACCCATCGCGAACAACCCGTTCAGCGGTGTGGGGCTGTACCCCGGCGCGGTGTCGTACTTCGAGCAACGGCGGTGCTTCGCGGGCTCGATCAGTGAGCCGCAAAACCTGCGCCTGACGCGTTCGGGTACCGAATCCAACCTGACGTATTCCATCCCCACGCGGGACGACGACAGTATTAACATTCGGGTGGCCGCGCGCGAGGCCAACACCATCCGCCATATCGTTCCTTTGGCCAATCTGGTGCTGCTGACCGGCGCCGCCGAATGGCGCGTCACCAGCATCAACAGCGATGCCATCACGCCCACCAGCATCAGCGTCAAGCCCCAAAGCTACATAGGGGCCAACAACGCACAGCCCTTGATCGTCAACAACAACATTCTGTACGCAGCCGCGCGCGGGGGCCACATGCGCGAGATGGCATACAACTACCAGGCCGGGGGCTACATCACGGGCGACCTGAGCCTGCGCGCGCCGCACCTGTTTGATGGTATGGACATCACGGATATGTCCTATTCCAAGGCCCCGCAACCGCTGGTATGGGCCGTGAGCTCAGGCGGCAAGTTGTTGGGCCTGACCTACGTGCCAGAGCAACAGGTAGGTGCATGGCACCAGCACGATACCGATGGTGCGTTCGAGTCGTGCTGTGTGGTGGCCGAAGGCGGCGAGGATGCGCTGTATGTCGTGGTTCGGCGTTTGATCAATGGCAGCTACACCCGCTATATCGAGCGCCTGCGCACTCGGCTGTTTGCCACGCAGGCCGATGCCTTTTTTGTGGATTGTGGCGCCACCTATACCGGCGTGCCTGCCACAGTTATCAGCGGCCTGACCTGGCTGGAAGGCAAGACCGTGAGCGTGCTGGGTGACGGCGCGGTGTTCCCGCAAAAGGTCGTGACGGGTGGGAGCATCACGCTGGAGCAAGCCTGTAGCAAGGTGCAGGTAGGCCTGCCCATCACGGCCGATGTGCAAACCTTGCCGATGTCCGCGCAGATTGACGCCAGTTACGGGCAGGGCAGGCTCAAGAACATCAATAAGGTGTGGCTGCGCGTCTACAAGTCGTCGGGCGTGTTTGCAGGGCCTAGTCTGGACCGGCTGGTGCAGTTCAAACAGCGCACCACCGAAGTCTACGGCAGCGCGCCCGCGCTCAAAACCGACGAGCTGGAAATTTCGCTGGAGCCAAGCTGGCAGCAAGGCGGCCAGATATTCGTGCGGCAATCGGACCCCTTGCCCTTGACGCTGGTGTCCATGACCGTCGAGGCCGCGCTGGGTGGCTAGGCTGGTATTCGCCCCGGTAGAGTCGCGGGCAGTGCGGCATATCGCGCGCAACCTGCGCCAGCACGACGTACAAGAGCTGCAGGCCGTGCATGGGCCGGAGCTGGATTTGCAGGACTGCCTGCGCACGGCGGTGCTGGCCAGCGAGGAATGCCATGTGGCGACCACCCGCCACGGCGAGCCCGTGGCCCTATTCGGGCTGGCGCCGGTCTCGTTGCTGGGTGGGCAGGGTTGCCCCTGGTTGCTGGGTACCGACACCCTCATGGCCCACCCGCGCGACATCGTGGTGCTGGGTAAGCGCAAGGTCTTGGAGTGGGGCCAGCGCTATGACCAGCTTTTCAACTACGTGGACGCGCGCAATTTGCGCTCTATTGCGTGGCTGCAACACATTGGTTTTCAGGTGTTTGAGCCCCGGCCCTACGGCCTTGAGGGTTTGCCCTTTCATCGTTTCGAGCGGTGCACGTAACCCACGGTGGCGCCCCGATAGTGAGGTTCTCTTACTATTGGGCTAAACAATGTGCAATCCCGCAGCCGCGTTAGTGATGCAGGGCGCAGGGGCCGCCAGCTCTGCAGTGGGGGCCTATTACGGCGCCAAATCACAAAAGCAGTCCCTTGAACTGCAGGCCAACCTGGCCGACATCAACGCGCGCATGTCCGAGAGTTCAGCGCAGTCCACGCTACTGACCGGCCAGCGCGACGAACAAAAAAGCCGCATTGCCACGGCCAACCTCAAGGGCTCCCAGCGCGCCAGCCTTGCGGCCAACGGCGTGGATCTGGGTGAGGGCAGCGCGGCCAACATCCTGACCACCACCGACGTGATGGGCGAGATTGATGCCAACACCATCCAGGCCAACGCCGTGCGCAGCGCGTGGGGCTACCGCACCCAGGGTGTCAACCAGTCCAATCAAGCGCTTATGTCGCGGGCCAGCGCGGGCGCCATCAACCCGGGGCAGGCCGCTGTCACGTCGTTGATGGGCAGTGCCGGGTCGGTGGCTGCTAGCTGGTACCAGTACAACAAATCATTGCCATCTGCGGGTGTCTCGGCGGGGGCCAAGTAATGCCACGCGTCCCAACCTATGACAATTTCCAGACGCAAGTTTCTGGCCAGCCCAACGTACAGATTCAGGCACCCAGCGGCCCAGCCCCGGGTGCGATAGCCGCAGACCAGGCCAGCCAGTTCGGCCAAGCCCTAGGCCGGGCGGGCGACGTGGCGGGCAAGATTGCGCTGGCGGCGGCGGATCAAGCCAACCAGGTGCGCGTGACCGATGCCATGAACAAAGCCATGGCGGCGCGCCTGAAGTTGACCTACGACCAGAAAGACGGCTACACCATGAAACGCGGGGCCGAAGCGCTGGATCCTGACCAGGACGGCAAGTCGCTGGGCCAGTCCTATGGTGACAAGCTCAAAGAACAGGTTGACGGCATCGCGCGGGGGCTGGGTAACGAAGCGCAGCGGTTGGCGTTCAACCAGCAGTCCAACCAGCTCGTGCAGCAATTCCAGAGCGGGCTGACCCAGCACGTTGCCAAGGAATACGCCGACCATTCGGTAAGTGTGCAGCAAGGCACCACCAAATTAGCGCAGGACCAAATGGGCCTGGCGTGGGGGGATGCCGACGCAGTGGAGCAATCCCGCAACGCCATCAAGGCATCTCTTGCCGAAGAGGGCCGATTACGCGGTTGGTCTGCTGCGATGATCCAGGCCGCGACGACGGAGCAACTGAGCCGGGGCCACGAGTCGGTTATCTCCATGGCGCTGCAGGCAGGTAAAACCGAATATGCCGATGTCTATTTGCAGACTGCCAAGAAGAACGGCGAGCTCACCGATACGGCTTTGCTCAAGCTCACGGGGCAGGTCAAGAGCGTGGACGTGCTGGTGCGCGGCGACCGTGCGGCCAATGAGACTTGGGAGGCCCTGGCGCCCAAGGATGCCAACGATCCCGTGCGCATCTACGACATGGAAGAAGCCGTGCGGGATAAATTCCCGAACGAGCCCCAACTGCGCGACGCCGCGCTCAAAAGCCTGAAAGACCGGGCCGCCACGTTCAACGCGCAACAGGGCGAACTCAACGCCGGGGGCATTAACAAGGTGTACGGGCTGATCGATTCCGGCATGCCCCTGAGCCGGGTGCAGGCGTCACCCGCATGGCTGGCCTTGCCCGAAGCCAAGCGCCACGAAATTGCCAAGGGGCTGGAAAGCGAAGCGGCCACGCGGGCGTCGCGCGGCGCGTCCGATTCGGCGCGGGCCCTGAGCGAGCTCACGCGCAAGGACCGCATGGCCTTGCTCACCAACAGCGGCGACTACCTGCATGACAGCGACCCGGACGTGCTCACCGGCAAGTCCCGCGCCGAGGTGGAAGCTATGCGCACCAAATACGGGTTTGAAGGCACCCAGCAATTGCTGCAGCGCTTCGACCTGCTACAGAACAAGGACGCCAAGCTGCAGGCCCGCATCGACGACACGGCGTTCAAGGCCATTGTCAAGGACACGCTGGACATCGATCCCTATGGCAAGTTGTCCAGTGACTCCAGGGCCATGCTGGGCAACCTCAAGACCCGGGTGGACGGCATGCTGCAAACCGAAGCGCAGCGCTTGCGCCGTCCGCTGACCACCGAAGAGAAGTCCGAATTGGTGCGCACGGAAGCGGCCAAGACCGTCACGGTAAACGGCTGGCTCTGGAATTCAGACAAGCCTGCGGCAGCCCTGAGCCCAACGGACGCGGGCAACGTGGTGATTCCACCAGCCCGCAAGACGCAGCTTTTGGCCGATATGCAAAAAGCCTACAAGGCCACGGGTGACGCGGACTACGCGCCCACCACGGCCAACCTCAACCGTCTGTATCTCAAGGGCGTGAGCCCGCTTTCTGGATTGCCCCATGCCAAATGAAGTTTTGTCGGACGACCTGGACCCCGCTATTCAGGCCGAACTGGAAGCCAAGCGCGCCCGGTTCAAAGCCACCGTATCGAGTGCCGTCACGGTCAACCCGGACGACCAGGCCAAATACAACCGCATCGCCACGTTTCTGGACCAGCCCAAGGGCGTGGTCGCAGCTATGCCGCAAGACGCAGAGCGTTCGGCTGCTATTAAAACGGTAGCTGACAACGCGGCCACGTCGCCGGTTTTACAGAAAAAGTACACCGATGCAGACTTTGCCAAGCTAGCCCATGACGACAGTGGCGTGTTGGCCAGCATCGCGGCGGCCGCCAAGTATCTGGTGAGTGCGCCGGATGCCGAACGCGGGCTTATCGGTGACATGGGCAACGCGGCCAAAGTGGTCGGTATGGGTGCGACCGTGGGGCTGGGTGGCGCAATCTTTGACACGGCGGGTTTTGCGGCTGACTTAGCGGGCGGGCTGTCGGGATCCAGCCAATTGCAAAACGTGGGGGCGACCTACCGCAATATGGCAAACCGGGCGCAAGAGTCCATGAACTACTTTAGCCCAGAGGCAACCACCAGCACGGGCAAGGGCGTCGTATCCGGGTTGCAGTCGGCGGGCACCAACCTCGCGCTGTTGCCCCTGGGGCTGGGCAGGGCACTGTTCATGGGGGCTAAGGTGGGCGGCAGTGCTATCGCGGGGGCCATGGGGCTATCCACGGGCGCGCAGGCGTACAACGACGCGCGAAACAAGGGCAAGACCGAGGCCCAAGCGCTGGCCTACGGGGTTCCCCACGGCGTTTTTGAATACGTCTTTGAGAAGATTCCCGCGGCAAAACTGTTTGAGGACATGGCTGCGGGCAAGAGCCTTGTCAAAACGATGGCCGGGCAGGCCGCCCCCGAGGTGTGGACGGAACAACTGACCACCGTGGCGCAGGACTTCAACACCTGGATGAACCTGAACCCAGACAAAACGCTGAAAGAGTTTGCAGCCGAACGACCGGACGCAGCCTATCAAACGCTTGTCGCCACGCTGGTGGGCGTGGGGTTGCAGTCAGGTGCCGCGCGGGGAATTGATCGGGTTATGGGTACGAACACCCAGCGTGAAGCCCAAGCAAAGCAAGCAGAACAGCACGCCCAAGTGCTGGAGGCCATGCAGGCCACCATGCAGGCCAGCAAACTTCTGGAGCGCAGCCCCGACACCCTGCGCTCTTACGCGCAGGACTTGGCCGACGAGGGCGTGCCCACGGTCTACGTGGACAGCGCCAAGCTGGTCGAGGCCGGGGTAGACCCGCAGGCCCTGGCGCAAGCCGTGCCCAGCGTGGCGGCCCAATTGGCCCAAGCGGACACGGGCGGCGACTTGGCCATCCCCACGGGCGAGCTGCTGGCCAACACCATCGGCACGGAATTTGCACAGCCCCTGATTGACCACGCCCGCACCGACGTGAATGGCATGAGCCGCGATGAAGCCAAGCTCTACATGGCCGAGAAGGGCGACAGCATCAACGCCGAAATTGAGCGCGTGATGGCCGCGAAGGAAAACGACACCGAATTCAAGGCGGGCCGCGACCAGGTGCAGGCCCAGATCCTCACCCAGCTCAACGACATCAAGCGCTTCACCAGCAAGGTGAACGAGCAATATGCCACGCTGGCAGCCAACTTCTACGCGGTAATGGCCGCGCGCACCGGGATGACGGTGCAACAGTTTGCCGATACCTACAAGCTCGGGTTCAATGCCAATGAGGTGGCGGGCGGCATGTACGACCAGGGTGGCGTTACCGTAGGGCAGAAGGACTCCAGTGATTTTCTGGCCGCAAAGTCCGATGCCGGGCTTGTGGGCGGCCACATCAAAGACGGCGCGCTGCGCATCAGCTCGTCCGAGGTTCAGGAGAACATGCGCGGCAAGGGTGAAGGGATCAAACTCTACGCTGCGCTGATTGACAAAGCATTGGCCGACGGGGTGAAGGTCTTTAGCGATTCAACGGTTGAGGCGGACGCGGTGCACGTTTACGAAGCGCTCAAACGCCGGGGATATGACGTTCGGCGCCTTGAGGGTGGGCAGCTCGATGGCGGTGCCGTCTACGGAGAAGGGGCGGCGGAACCCGCGTTTGAGATTGTGTCCGGCCCCACCTCCCGCGATCTCAACATCCTGAACCAGGCACAAATTGACGACCCCAAGACCGGGGTGGCGGCGGTGTTGCTGACGCTGGGCCAGAACGACGACCTGTATCAGTACCCACGCTCGAATGCGCTGGAGTTGACAGACATCGCGTCGGACAAGTCTTTGCTGGTCAAGGGCGACAAGCCGGTCACCATCACAGTGTCGGACGTGGACAAGAGCACGGACGATACCAAGCTGTGGGTGCTGGCCAACACCACACCCAACGACGACGCGGCCGCAGGCACCAAGTCCTGGATTCTCAAGTTGTCCACGGGCAAATACGCCAGCATGACCCGCAAGGGCGGCGAGGCGTATGTGAACGTGTCGGGCGTGGGTGAGGGCAACGGGGGCAGTCTGGTGTACGACGTGGCCGCCAATTACGCACTGAATAACGGACTGGTGTTTGTGGGCGACCCCAACGGCGTGAGCGCGGCGGCCATGCGCAGGCGCCTGGAAAACATGCTCTCAAGCGCCATCAAGTACGGCACGACGGACCACCTCAAGCCCCACCCAGATCAGTATTTGGGTGACGAGTCTATTGGCGTGCCCCCGTTGGACTGGACAGACGGCGACACGCTGGGTAATATCCGTGCCATGGTGGACGTGTCTATTGCGGCCACCGGACATTCAAACCCAATAGGAGCCGACCTTGTTTACGATGCCACCACCGCTACTTTCAGAGACGCAAGCACGGGCGATACGTTTGGAAATGAAGAACTCACCAGAGCGGTCACGCGAGATCGCGGACTACCGGGAACTGGTAAGGCAGGCGTCACAACTCTACAAAGAAATGCTCTGTTCAAATCCCTGGTACAAAGCGAGGGAGCACGACGCGCATTTCTGGAGTCAGTACGTGGGCAGCAGGATCGTGGAAGCGCGAACCCTAGTGGCGCGCTCGCTGGCACTTTCTACCAAGGCGACAGCCTAAAGTCCCAAGCCCGTGGGCAGATTGCCTTCGGCAACGACATAACCCAAGAAACCAGCATTATCAGTCTGCTGAAAAACGCGGACTTGTCCACCTTTATCCACGAGTCCGGGCACTTCTTCTTGGAAGTGCAAACCGACTTGGCCAACCGCATCGCAGCGCGCATTGCCCAGGGTGAACAAGTCAGTGAGGGCGAGCGCTCGATTCTGGACGACATGAACAAGACGCTGGGTTGGCTGGGCGTCAAGCCCACGCCAGAAATGACGGCCTTGGACCACTGGTCATACCTGTCCACCGACGAAAAGCGGGGCTACCACGAGCAATGGGCGCGCGGCTTTGAAGCCTATGCGTTTGAGGGCAAAGCCCCCAGCCTGGACCTGCAGCACACCTTTCAGGCCTTCCGGGCGTGGCTGGTCAACGTCTACCGGGCATTGCTCAAGTCGGTGAATGGCAGCAAGACCGACATCGAGGGCGCCATGAAGGTGGAGCTGTCCGACGAGGTGCGCAGCGTCATGGACCGCATGCTGGCCACCAGCGACCAGATTGCCGAAGCCGAAGCGGCCCGCGATATGGGACCGCTGTTTAAAACCGCCGAAGAGGCGGGCATGACCCTGGACGAATTCAAGGCCTACCACGACCAGGGCACCCAGGCCACCATGGACGCCGTGGAAGAACTGCAGGCCCGTGGCCTGCGCGATATGCAGTGGCTGCAGAACGCCCGTTCGCGCAAGCTCAAGGAACTGCAAAAGCGGCACGACGCGTTGCGCGCGCAAGTCACCCGCGAGGTGCGCCGTGAGGTGATGGCCCAGCCCATTTACCGCGCGTGGACGTTCCTGACCAGCAAGCGATACGACAAGGTGGCGGCCGACGCGCCCCTCAACCTGCCAGAGTTGCCTGAAGTGGGTTATGGCAGGCTGCAGACCGAAGAGCTGCGCCGTCGCTATGGCACCAAAGACGACGCTGTGTGGCGCAAGCTGTCCGAGTTGCGCATGACCAGCGACGAGGGTGGGCTCAACCCGGACGTGGTGGGCGAGCTGTTTGGATTCAGTTCGGGCGACGAGCTGGTGAAGACCCTGGCCGAGACTGAGCCACCCAAGTCGGTGATCGAGGGCATGGTAGACACCCGTATGCTGCAAGAGCATGGCGACCTGGCCACCCCGGCCGGACTGGAGCGCGCAGCGGACGCGGCCATCCACAACGACGCGCGGGCCAAGTTCGTGGCCACTGAGCTCAAGGCCTTGCAGAAGGCCATGAGCGTGCGCGAGAAGGTGCCGGGGCAAAAGAACACGGTGGACGTGCTGGCGCGAGCCGCGCGCGACTACGCCACGGCAATCATTGCCAAGCTCAAGGTGCGCGACATCCGGCCCGGTCAGTACGCGGCGGCTGAGGTGCGCTCTGCCAAGGCGGCGGCCAAAGCCGTGGGCGACATTGCCCAGGCCACCATGCACAAGCGCAATCAATTGATCAACCTGTACGCCACCAAAGCGGCCTATGCCGCGCAGGAAGACGTGAAGTCGGCGGTGGAATACTTCAAGAAATTCGATAAGGTCAGCAAGACGCTGGACCCCGAATACGCGGACCAGATCCACGCCTTGCTGGAGCGTTTTGACCTGCGCACCAGCACCAGCCTGAAAACCATCGACAAGCGCAAAAGCCTGGTGGAGTGGGTGCAGGACCAAGCGGATCAGGGCATGGAGCCCGATATTCCGCCTGAGTTGCTGCAGGAAGCGAACCGCAAGTCGTTCAAGGAAATGACCGTCGAGGAAGTGCGGGGCCTACGCGATACCATCAAGCAAATTGAACACCTTGGGCGTCTCAAGAACCGGCTGTTGACTGCGCAGGCCAACCGCGACTTCGGGGCAGCGGTGGACGAAATTACCACCAGCATCAACCTGGAAGCGGGCACCCGCAAAGCTGACACCCGCACCCCCAACACCGTGCTGGGAGCCAAGCTGGTGGGCCTTAAAAACTTCTGGGCGGAACACATCAAGGCGGCGACGTGGGCGCGCGTCATGGACGGCGGCAAGGACGGCGGCCCGGTGTGGGAATATCTGATTCGTACGGCCAACATGGCGGGCGACAACGAGGTGGTCATGCGCGAGAAGGCCACCAAAGAGTTGGCCAAGCTGGTGGCGCCGGTCCTCAAAGAGGGCAAGATGGGCGGCAAGGGTGAGTTCTTCAAGTCGATTAACCGCTCGCTCAACAAAGAGGCCAAGCTGGCCATCGCCCTGAACCTAGGCAACGAGAGCAACACCCAGCGCTTGCTGGGTGGCGAGGGCTGGTCCATTCAGCAATTGCAGCCGGTGCTGAATTCGTTGTCGCCAGCGGATTGGCAGTTTGTGCAAGCCGTGTGGGACCACTTCGAGAGTTACCGGCCTGCCATTGGTGAGAAGGAAAAACGGGTCTACGGGAAAGAGCCCAACTGGGTGGAGCCCACACCCGTGCAAACCCCTTACGGCACGTTGCGCGGCGGGTACTATCCCATCAAGTACGATCCGCGTGCCAGCGAACGGGCCGAATCCCACGAGGACGCGGAAGCCGCCAAACGTCAGCTCGCCGGGGCCTACACTAGCGCCACCACGCGCCGGTCGTTCACCAAGAGCCGGGTGGAAGAGGTCAACGGGCGCCCATTGCTGTACTCGCTGGATGGCATTTACAACGGCGTGCAGGAAGTGATCCACGATTTGACGTGGCACGAATGGCTGATTGATGCCAATAAGCTGGTGCGCAACAAGCGCATAGCCGAAGCCATGCGCAGCAAGTACGGGCCGGATGCCCACCAGCAATTCAAGCGCTGGCTGGAAGACAACGCCGAAGGCGACCGGGGTGCGCAGGGCGCGGGCGAGAAGGCCCTGGCCTACATCCGGCAAGGCGTGAGCGTGTCGGGGCTGGGCTGGAATGTAATGTCTGCCTTGATGCAGCCCTTGGGCATCACCCAGTCCATGGCGCGCATTGGCCCCAAGTGGGTGGGCAAGGGCGTGGCCAAGTTCATCGGCTCCCCTTTGGAGACTGCGGACGCCATCAATGAAAAATCTGATTTCATGCGCACCCGTGCGCTCACCCGGCTGCGCGAGATTAACGAGGTGCGCAGTCAGGTGAAGGGCCGCACCAAGGTGCGCGAAGCGGTGGACGCGTCGGCCTACTTCCTCATGATGCGCTGCCAGCAAGCGGTGGATATTCCCACCTGGTGGGGTGCCTATGAGAAGGCCATCGCCGAAGGCAATGACGAAAGTCGTTCCGTGGCGCTGTCTGACCAGGCCGTGATTGACGCGCAGGGCAGTGGCGGCGTAAAGGACCAGAGTGCTATCGAGCGCGGCGGCCCCGGCCTCAAGCTCTTCACCACGTTCTACAGCTTTTTCAATACCGCACTGAACCTGGGCGTGCAGAAAACCATGAACCACGAGAGTAAGGCCAAGCTCGCAGCGGACTATCTTTTGCTGTACTCGATCCCCGTCATATTGGGCGCGGCTTTGAAGGAGGCACTGACCCCTGGCGATTCGGGCGACTGGGATGACCCCGAGCACATTATCAAAAAGCTGATAGGGGAACACCTGAGTTTCCTGTTCGGGCTCTTGGTCGGGGTGCGCGAAGTCACGGGCGCCGTGCAGGCGGCCACCGGTACCGCGCAGTTCGGCGCCGACTACAGCGGCCCCGCTGGGGTGCGCATGCTGGCGGATCTGGCCAAGCTGGGCAAGCAATCGCACCAAGGTGAGCTGGACCCGGGGCTGCGCAAGGCCGTGATCAACACGTCGGGCCAACTGTTGCGACTGCCAGCGGCCCAGGTTAACCGCACGGTCAACGGCATCGAGGCCTTGCGCGACGGCAAGACGCAGAACCCCGGCGCGTTGCTGACCGGGCACCAAGACCCCAAGTAGGACGGGGTGCACGTAACTAGAAACTGAGGGGTGAAACTGCCTCTCAGTTTCTAGGAGCGCACCTTTGACAATTTCCAGTACCACCCGCAAGGCTGGCCCGTTCACTGGCAACGGGGTCGCAGTCGCCTTTCCGTTTGCCTTCAAGGTGTTCACGTCGGCCGACGTGCTGGTGGTGCAGGCCGTCACCCTGTCGGGCGTGGAAACGAACAGGGTCATCAACACCGACTATCTGGTTTCGCTCAATACGGACCAGAACGCAAACCCGGGCGGCACCGTCACCATGCTGACCTCGCCACCCGTTGGCACCACGTTGACCTTGGCCAGTCAGGTGGGCAACCTGCAACCGGTTGACCTGACCAATCAGGGCGGGTTCTACCCCAAGGTAATCAACGACGCGCTGGACCGGGTAACCATTCAGGTTCAGCAAGTTGCCGAACAGGTCAGCCGCGCGTTCAAGGTTTCTATTTCCTCGGGCAACAGCGC